ATGAGTCTTTAGAATAACCAGCTGCTACGTCGACACCAATTAATGTCTTATCTCTAGGACTTATCTCTTTATAAATATTGAATAAGTAATTGTTGATATAGACTTGCTTAATAGGATTACGAACAAAACGTTGAACGTTTCTTAATTCATCTTGTGTAAATGGACAATTCTCAGAACTTGTAGCCCATTCAAGTAAGAATTCACGACGTATATCAGTCCATTTCTGGTTCTGCTCTTTAATACGTGCTTTTAACCAATCTTCTGAATATCCTAATTGCTGATATGTAGTTCTAATATATACAAATATAGATTTTTCATTAGAATCTATGATATTGGTTAATTCGCTTAAAGACTTATCATACCATAATTCTGAAAATGGAGTCATATTACATTTAAGATCATACATATATCTACCCTCTTCTGTAGATAAAAATCCAGGTGTAGATGTAAGACATAATCCATGTGGTGCTCCATTGGCTTTACAGTTAGCAAAAGCTCGAGATAATGCTGGCATAGCATTCTGTAATGATTCCTCAAGAAATTTAAAGAATGCCGACTCATCTAACCAACAGTTAGTAATAGTACGACCACGAAGTAATGATATAGCACTACTTCTATTAGTAGCCATTGGAATAGCTTCTATTTTATTAAAATTAATTTTATGCTGTACATATTGTACAGTATTTTTTGCTTTAAGTTTTTTACCATCTATACCAAATGCTTGATCGAATCTTAAATATGATGGTAACATCTCAAGCAGTTGTTTAACATCGCCTAAGTTACGTTTAGCGTCGTCATGTTTTTTATTTAAGAATATCATACTACCATTACGAGATCCAAAATTATATACCCAAGAATACCATACTTCAGTACCTACAGTTTTACCAGTCTGACGAGGTTGTTCTTCATATATATTTAAATTAAGAGTAAAACAAAAATTCAATGCAAGGTTTCCTCTATCTAATTTATAACGTACTGGAGCTCCACCTTGACTTTGTACTCTAACTACTTCTCTAATATAATAAAAGAAATTTCTTTGACATTCTACAAATATCTTTTGTTTCATATATATTGGAAGACTCATATCGAATGGATCTACGTTTTCTAAATCCTTATCAAATAATAATAAATGAAATCTATTATTATTAATTCCCCTAGCTTTTAAATAGTAATGCATATCTAAAAATGATTTATTTTTCGTATTCATTTGATAATAAATAGTCACATTAGAATTAGTACTAGGATCATATTTAACTTCTGATTCTAATTTACTACTAGGATTTATTCTATTTATTAAAGCACCAACTAATGGTATATATTTTTTTTGTTGAGGTTGATTAATTGGTGTCATTGGATTGACAATTTGATCTGGATATAATATAGTAGAATTATTTACTACATCTTCTACAGTTCTAACTCCTTTTGATACTTGCATAAATATATATCTCCTTTCATATAATCTATTTTATTTAAAAGTTCTCAGTTTACCTATTCAGATTAAGTTTATATTTACACATACAGTAACAATTTAGTAAAATTAAAAAGAAAGAGGATATATTATTATGCCAAATTTTGACCAGATACAAAATGAATCAGATGGTTACGTTTCATACCTATCAAAAACAGTAGAACTTTAATTAAAATTATTTAGGAGGATATTATTATGGCATTAGGAACTTACAACAATTCAGGAAACAATTCAAAGAAGGATTATTCACCAACAACTTATTCACCAGTAAAGTTTTTCAATTCAGAGTCTAAAGTAGATCCATCCGCATTGAATTTTACATTTTGGAAATCTTTACTTAAGATTTCAATTATTCCTATGAAAAATAAATCGGAGGGTTCTGTAGCTGAAATGGATAAAGACAATTCAATTGATATTTATCTTAGTCCAATGAAAGCTAAACTATTCCTTTATTACTGTAATGAATTTAGAAAGGATCCAAATAAATTTACTAATGTAGGTATTGGTACAAACAAAGGTATTATTTATCTTACATCAGGTAAAACTGAATTTGGAATTGATAGTTTGTTCGTTATTATTAAACTTATTGATTTTGAAAATAATGGAAATGTATCATCATGCATTGCATATGAATTTAATACTGAAAATTATTTTGGTATTGTAGATTATGCAGGAGGTACAGAATTTAATAAGAACGATGAATATTCAAAATTTATTGAATTAGATATGTTTATCGAGGTTATTGAATCATATGTAAGCAGTTCTAATTATGCTATCGCTGCTACTGTAGTCGATAATAATAAATATGATGTTGCACGTGTTCAAAATAAGATTTCTACTATTCAAGAAAAACTTGGTATTGAAATAGGAAAGAAATCTTATTCTAATAATAATGGCGGAAGTAAATATTGGAATAATGGAGGGAATACATCAAACAATTCTAATACTAATAATACTTCTCCAGAACAGTACGATAACCTTAATCAATTAGTAGATGATATTTCTAACATGCTTATAGAAGATTAATTTGATGAAAGGAATTATTTTATGAAAAGGCGGACACTTAAAAATATGCCATATAATATATACATATCAATAACAGATCAAGATAATAACGAATTATTTTTAGCAAAGAATCATTTTAATGAATATATCCTAACTAAATTTCATAACAGTGATAATCTTATAAAATTTAATTCAGAAGAAACAGCATATAAATGGATAAATCATAATATGTCATACTTTCAGTATATACTAAATAAATTCCAATCTTATACAATTGAACCGAAACAAGTACTTTAATTAAAGGAGAATTAAAAGTGGAAAACAATTCAAATTCTCAAAAAACAAAAATTCTTACTGAATTTGACACTGTAATAGATTTGGATTTAGGATTAATGAAACTAGTTCAAGAAAAATATAATAATCCTAAATACATAGATCAGAGAATAATGCATTTGCCACTTCATGATGTTAAACAAGAATTACTTAATAGGACACATGAGTGTCCTTTAAGTATATGTATAAAGGATATAGAACTTGCTAAATCTTTATATATGGATTTTATTGATACTAAATACGATGAGATTTTAGAAAATCATTCTAAAACTGGAGTATTTAAATTGATGAAAACATACGATAATGCCGATAATATAGAAGTTACTATTTTATGTTCTTCTCAAAAAGAAGCAGATATAATACATCAATATAGTAAAACTATGAAAACACTAATTAAAAAACACGACCAAGTTGATATAAAATCATATGGAATATACTTCTTAAAAAGTCTTCCTAGGATATTCGTGTTTAATGGAAAATTTTATAATGTACATATATTTATTATGGGATATATGTACAATTTATATAGAGCTCCCGATGGAATACTATTTCCCAACCCAGCCATAGCTAAATCTTTAATTCCAGATAATCGTATAGGTATTGTCGATGTATACGAAAAATCTGAAAATATACATTTAATCAATAAACAAACGGAGGAAACTAAAAATGATAAGTAATGTTGTAAACAAGGAAACTCTTAGAAGAGTGCAGATCGAAACTATGAATTCTCTTAAGGACATTCTTCTTAAATCTTTTGGACCATATGGGTCTAATTCTATTATTTATTCAGGTAAAGATGCACTTCCTAGATATACAAAAGATGGCCATACTATTTTAGGCTCTATTCAGTTTAATGGACCAATCGAATCTTCAGTACTTACAGATATTGAAGAAGAAACAAGAACTCAGGCTATGAAAGTAGGAGATTCAACTACATCTGTTACTATTCTTTCAGCTCTTATTTTTAACAAACTTGCTGAATATGAAGAACAGAGCGAATCTACTCCTGCAGAAATCGTAAGAGTTTTTAAGTCTGTAACTGAAAGAATCAAAAATACAATCAAATCTCACGGTAGAGAAGCAACTATTCAGGATATGTATGATATTGCTTTGATTTCTACAAATGGTGATGAAGATCTTGCTAATGAACTTAAAGTTATTTACAATAACTTTGGTCTTGATGTATATATAGATGTAAAACCATCACTTACAGGTGAGACATATATTAAGGAAATTAATGGTATGGTATTAGAAAATGGATATATGGATACAACATTTGTAAATAATCCAGAAACTAATACATGTGAACTTCCTAATCCAGAAATTTATGCATTCCAGGATCCTATCGATACTCTTGAAATGGGTTCTTATCTTGACATGATTATTGAAGATAATATCCTAGCTCCTGCTAGAGATAAGAAATTTGATAAAGTTGTTCCTACTGTAATTATAGCTCCTAGATTATCTAAGGATTTTTCTGCATATATTGATAGTATTATTCAGAGTGCTGCTCAGAGTAAGGCTGCTACAAGAATGCCACTTAATATTATTACTAATATTGAAGGAACAGACTTTAACTCTTACGAAGATATCGTTGCTCTTTGTGGATGTACGTTTATCAAGAAATACATGGATCCTGATATTCAGGCTAGAGATATAGAACGTGGAGATGCAATAAATATTAATGATCGTTCAACTATACATGCTATGTCTGGTTCTGCCGAAAGAGTAGTTTCTGATAATAGTAAAACTACTTTTATTAATCCATGCATGATGTATGATGAAGATGGATATACATCAGAAATCTTTAATCAGAAGATTGATTGGCTTGAGAGTGAAATCAAAAAAGAAACAGCAGAAGCTAAGGAAACTGTTACTGTATACAATCTTAAAAAGAGACTTAACTCTCTAAAGGGTAATATGGTAGAAGTTTATGTTGGTGGTGTAACTATTGCTGATAGAGATCAGGCTAGAGATCTTATGGAAGATGCTGCTCTTAATTGTAGATCTGCTGCTAAGTCAGGTGTAGGTTATGGTGCAAATTATGAGGGTCTTAGAGCTTGCACAGAGCTGGCAAGTGCAGAATGGGACGATGAATCTACTTCTATTATTAATATGATACGTCTTGCATATGAAGAAATTACTAAGATACTTTATATGACAATTACTAATAATGAAGAAATGTCAGAAAAATATATGGTAGAAAGTCTTGCAGAACATAATAAAACTCCATTTAATATTAGAAGTAAGTCATTCGACGGTAAGGTACTTTCAAGTATTGATACTGATATTTGTGCTTTAGATACTATTTCTAAAATTGTAACTATTATGGCTACATCAAATCAGTTTATTCTTCCAACAGTAAATCTTAATGTATATTAATGAAAGAGGAAATTAAATGAATATTAAATGTAAAAAGCTAACTGAAACTGCTATTATTCCTACAAGAGCCACTAGTGGCTCTGCAGGATATGATATGTATTCTGATGAAACTGTAACTATAAAACCTGGAGAAACTAAATTTGTTTCCACAGGTATTGTATTTGGAGAAGATGATCATGATTTTATTAAAGATTGTTATATTACTGGGAATTATGTAATCTTAATGTATCCAAGATCTGGTCTTGCTTGTAAGTATGGAATTAATTTAGCTAATGGAGTAGGAGTTATTGATAAGGATTATAGAGGAGAAGTTAAAGCAGCTCTTCATAATAATAGTCAATCTGAATATACAGTTAATAAGGGTGATAGAATTACCCAGTGTATATTTCAGCCATATATAATTCCAGAATTAGTAGAGTCCAATGATATTAATAATACTGATAGAAATACTAGTGGTTT